ATTACCCGTGCTTTAGGGGTCCGCCACACCAAGGGAGTGAATCGCCGCGCTTGGCTCAAGAAGTCGCTCGAAGAGCGATGGCTTGAGTTCAGGTACGGTATCTCGCCTTTGGTGTATGACGTGCAGGGTGCCGTAAAGGCTCTAGACCCCGATCGGGATTTAACTCCCCGATTGGTTTCGCGTGCAACTAGACGAGACGTCCAAAAATCTGGAACCGTTGTTAATCGGGACCAGACTTGGTACGGTTTGTTTAAGTACACGTTTGCGAATACTGAAGATATCCAGGTTCGCGCCTATTGCCATTACAAGGCTGATATGACCTATCTGCCTGCTAGAGACTTTGGATTGACTGAACTCCCGCTTACTGCTTGGGAGCTCGTTCCATTCAGCTTCGTTGTTGACTGGTTTGTCAACATCGGTGACTGGCTGGAAGCGTTGACGCCAAAGCTTGGAATTAAAATCTTGAGTGAAGGGTATACGGTTAAGCGGAAACTTTTATCCTTACGGACGGTTTCCTGGACAAAACAAACCGTTTCGGGTAATTCGTACGATGCCAGCGGAAGTTTTCTCAAGTCCGTTGACGAGTGCGAACGCCTAAACGTTTATCGAGTCCCTTATATCGACATACTCTACACTATCCCTCCGGTTAACATCAAAATCAATGTTAAACGGGCTATTGACGCGATTGCTTTGTTTGGCAAGATGCGTTAATGGTTTTATCCTCTTTCAAGGACTATCCATGCTCGACCTGCAACTCGCAACAACGCTCGTGAATCCCACGGGCACCGGTTTGCTTTACGTGGCCTATGAACAGGGCCCCGACTCTGCCGTTTGGAAAAACGGCAGTGGTGCAACTCGTTCCGTGATCGCCCTTCGCAGGGTCCAGGCAAAGCCGACGCCGACGTTCCCTGGTGTCGAACGATTCGAACTCAAACGCACGATGTATACTACCATCGGTGACGTTGAGTACGTCTCGGTCGGCGCCATCACCACCAGTATTCCGGTGGTGATCGGATCGTCAGACAGAACCGCGTTCTTTACGAACTTGGCTCTGTTGGGTCGTGATCCCATTCTTTCGAATGCAATCTCGACCGGCCAAATCCCGACGTAAGTCGGGGTGTCGGCTCCTTCTGAAGTTAATATCAGCGATTGTGCTGCTGGTATCTTCACTTGGAGCTTTGCTTTACAACTGGAGTCTTAACGATGACACCAAAGTTAAGATCGCGCCGAAAATCTCTCAACAAAGAGGTTCTTCGGCAAGTCACTAACAACTTCAAGCCCGAGCTTACCCACAACCTACCGTGGATAGCTCTGGAGGAGTTGACTCGGGACTTACCGAGAATCCCAGATGAGCTGAAGTCCCTCCTTACGGAGGTGATAGAAAACAAATCTATCAATGGCTATATGGGATTGCAGCCGTGGGCAGACCCACAGAAGTATGTGTCTGCCCTGGAGTATTTCTCCGCAACGGCTGCTTTGTCCTTCCTAAAGAAGTATCCTTTTGGGAAGGTGGCTGATCTTGACCCACTTGCAACCGCGAAGTCGAAATTCTACTTAGCTGAGAAGCTCTGTAGGATGACGAACAAACGGCTTAAGTGGTTCAGGCATCGGGGATATCGCCATTCAAACAGATGGCAGGGTGTTCACAGTGTATTTCACACTGCGCGCCTCTATATCTCCAATTGGCTAGGTCCTCTAGATCTTAATCAGATCTATGACTACACTCGCCATGGTCCTGGTGGTGCCCTCGGTGTGACTGGGTCGCGTACAACCAAGTACTGGAAGTATGCGGCCGAAACTTACACCGTTACCACGAGAGCTCAACCCTATGCCGAAGCGGCGATCCTCGCGGATCCGCTGTGGCGTCGTTATGTTGTCACCGGTAATTTAATCGGTGACTCCGTTCCCGACGTCTCCGAATCGCGTGAAGCGATTCGTAGTAAGCTTAGGGTTGTCAACCATAATAAAGTTACCTTCGTTCCGAAGACAGCACAGACACATCGTGCTATCGCTGTAGAACCATTGATGAACATCTTTCTTCAACTCGGAGTTGGCGATTTCCTTTCTGATTTACTCAAGAAAGTTGGTTGCAACCTCCGCTCCCAGTCGCGAAATCAACATCTCGCATGGGAAGGCTCCGTAAAGAAATATTCTAGCTGGGACAATCCGGTTACTCTGGATTTGTCTATGGCTAGTGATACTATCTCGATGGAGTTAGTTAGGGATTTACTCCCTGAAGAATGGTTCAATTTTCTCCTTGACCTACGTTCTCCTAACGGAGTTTTGGAGGGCGAAGAGATTCGTTGGGCTAAGTTTAGCTCAATGGGCAATGGCTACACCTTTCCGCTTGAGTCGATGATCTTCTACGCTTTGTCTCTAAGTGTCGCAAAACACTTAGGGTATAGACGGGATTTAATTTCCGTCTACGGCGACGATATCATCGTTCCAGCAGGGATGGCTTTGCGGTTAATTGACGTGTTTGCCTATGCAGGCTTTCGCGTTAACACCGACAAGTCATTCTTTTTCGGTCCGTTCCGTGAATCTTGCGGTTCGGACTGGTTTGAAGGGCGGAACGTTCGACCTTTCTTCCTAAAGC